CTGTTATATCGGTGGCGCTTGTTTCATCGCCAAAGGTAGCTTGTTTAATCAATACCATTGTTAGTTGGCAAATACAAGATTTGCAAGACCACTTACGATACGCAGGAAATTGATTGATTCCACATAGACTCCAACTCGGTATGTGTAGGTGAAAAGGATGTTGTTATTCACTGTTTGAATGAGTTGAACCACTTCATTCGGCGAATATAAACTTATATTTCCAGGTGGAATGATTGTTGGTGTCTGGTTGAATACAGTTGATCGCAATACACAGACTGCAGTTTGTGTTGATCCTCCACCTGATCCTGGTAAAACAGCAAGAGGAGTCGGCTGTAAAAGAGTCAGTCTCAGAATCACCTTATTGAACATACTTCCATTGGCTGCTCCACTTGGTTGATACTGATCGTTGTTGAGAGCAAAGGAATACATATAGGTTCCTGGCAACAAATCAGGAGTATCTCCCGTAGAATGTTTATACATTTGAAGAAGCGAGAAGAAGCCTTTGGGTTTGGTAGCGAACCGCTCTTTTCCATCAAACAGTAGGAGTGAATCTACTACACTATCTCTTGGGTAGACCGACGTTATCTGTTGCTGACCGGATGAATACATATTGGTCTGTGGATTTCCATCAATAGAAGACCAAGGGGCTCTATTTGGATTGTCCCAGTTGGTGTAATTATCCCAGTCATTATTGCTAATCTTATCACTGCGATGAGCATTGAAGACTACTCGTGTAACCAAATTGAACATTGGAATCTCAATATCCGAATTTGCACCGAACTGTCCTTCGTTATTCACGAAGCGCACATTCTTGATTAAGAATGACTGATCTGCTTGTGCCAATTGATTCATTTCCATTTCTGTGAGGTAGATGAAGTTGCCCTCAATGTAGGGATCTGGAAAGAAGTTGGTAAGAGTTGGATTGCTTGGTGTTCCGTTTGAGTTTGGAGGAGACAAGAAAGAGCTCATAAAAGAAGGAAGACCAGATGGAATTGTTCCATTGTATGGACTGACACGTTGGCCGTATGTGATAGAAGATGGTTTGGTATCAATCACTGTATAGAGATCATTCAAAGCACGAAGAGTTACATTGATATAGACTTCCGAGTTCTGAAGAGATACCAAGGGCAATGCAAGTCCTGGATTTTCGCAGAACCAAAAATGAAGAGGAACAATCAATTGACGAGAACGAATAGACGGCTCAGGCACCTTGGTTTGAGGAAGAGCAGATGGAAGACTTAATGGAGTAATTGCATGTGGATATTGATTATTTCTATCAAATGCATTTGCAGGATCATACAAATCTACAACATTCCCAGTCATTTGATCCACAATCTTACGTTTGTTCTCATCATGAGTCATATAGGAATACATCTTCAACCATTCACCACGAAGAGTTTGAATGACTTGACCGTTTGCAACAAGATCTACATGGTCTATAAGATTGTAACCGATGTTCTTTATCCATTGAAACTCGTAACCGATAGCAGTGCAGCGGGGATCATATCCAGCAGGTGGTGCTTGACCGTTAAGATTCACTAACGGAGACCATATATCCGGCAGAGTGAGAACCAAATAACAGTCATGAATCATCTGTGCATACCGATCAATACGACATGAAAGAGTCTTTGTGAGAGAAGATGAAAACTCAAGGTTGGAACTGGTAAAACTCATACGAATCTGTTCCATTGCAAAATTGGTATGGCGACGGTATACACTACGAAAATGAGTCATAGAAGGATTTCCATTGACTAACTCATTTTGAGCGCCTACACCGACAAGTTGAAGTAAACCTCCAGGCATTCTATTATAAATGGTTTTCAAATGTTTATATTGGTCCACCCGAGATACTGCAGCATCTTGAAGTGAATACAGCAGATGGTTGGGGTTGGGCTTGAATAGGAACAATAAATCTAACAACTTGATCGGCTTGATTTGCGACCACAGAAGTGTAAACGGTATTGTTCTTTCGTTTCTGAGGAGAAGGAGCAACAGAAGCCGCAGAAGCGATAATCTGTCTCTTCTTGTATGTTAGGTAATCTTGGGCTGAATTTACTTGCATTACTTATTTGCAAGAGAAGAAATGTCTTCACGAAGGCCAGAACACACTTCTTTCCAAGTTTTGAATTTATAATCAGATGCGGCCGCCTTGTATTTATCAAGATTATCTACCATCTTCTGCATTGCCTTGGTAACATCTGTCACATTAAATTCAGGAATAACAAATCCAAGAGGCATTGTTCCAGCGGAATACGATCTTCCAGTTGATGCAATACGAATTGAAACATCATCATTCAAGAAGTTTTCATAACTACCAACATCTGTAACAATTTGAGGAGAACCGGTAAACAAATGTTCTAATTGACACAATCCATATCCTTCTCCATCAGACATATTGACACCGATATCTGAAATGTTATACAATTGATTGATAATTTCATCAGTAACAGCGTTTGGAGGAGAAGTATCAATGACTACCAAGTTCTTTTCATATTCAGAACTCAATCCAGCAAGTTTCAACTCTTCCTTGTAAATACGAGCAACATCATAATGCGCACCTGTTTTTGGGTTCATATTTGAGACGAATAGTGCATATAGTGGTTTCTCTGGATTCTTCTTAAGCAATCTTACAAATGCCATAATCATTAAATCAAGTCTCTTGCGACCACTGTTACGATTAGCATTTAAAAAGACAATCCCATCTTGTGGAATAGGAATTTTCATTGTTTCACGAAGATTTTTACGATTCGCAGGGGTCATTTTGGTGAATAATGCAGAATCCACAGCATGTTCTAGAATCTTAATCTCAGGATGACTCTCTGCGTATCCCTTAAAAATCTTAGCCCATTTTTCAGTGAAACAATATACACGGTCTGCATGATTGTTGATAGTATCAATCAATGGTTGAGCGATTCCTTCATAGACTTGATCTACATAAATCCAGAGCTTGTAAGTAGCCTTTTCACGTTCATGTTTCATAGACTCAACGAATCTATGAATGATTAATGGATCATTGTAGATCATGACAACATCAGGATTCACCATTTCAAGATATTCGTTGATCTTATTGAATCCAAAGCCTTCTTCTTGTGGATCCTCATTTGCAGCAGCATCGTATTGAATAATACCTTCAGGTGCTTTACGAATAGATGCCTTGCTTGGATGTCGTTGGAATCCAAAGTGATAAAGTTTTACATTTTCAATACCCTTTATTTCATTAAGAATATTGAAGGCAACCTTTGAATACCCGGTTGTTTGATCGGTATGAGTACTTACCAGCACAAATCGCATTCTTATATAAGAGAAACAGTGCTCGTTTAAACGAGAATAAACTTTATTTGTGTCGGACTTGTTAGTAACCCAACTCGCATGAGACGTTTGTTATCTTCAAATGCAGGTCCATCAAACACTTCACTTGTAGAAGGGTCTATATAAAACACCATATCATGAATAGCAACCTTCTGCAGGATTCTTTCGCGTTTCGTCATGTTTCTTAAATAAGATAGATCTCGGTTCTCACTATTTATAGATGGTTTGAATGCAAGATCTTCACCAGTTGTCGTGGTATCAAATCTCATACACGATAAGACAGGTTTTTCAGTTCCATGCAACTTTCTATGAATTTCGCAATCAATGGCTGCCTCTTTTAGAAGAACTGAAATACGCTTTCCAACCACATCTTTCTCATACGAGGTTTCATACAATGCCTCATCTGTTGACATAAATACTTCTTCTGGATTTCCACCTGTATATCGTTTGAGAACAGTGTCCGATCTACGAATTGGCACAATATTTGGATAATCCACTGATTTGGCTTCTTCCTTATTGAAAACACTGAGGTAGAAACTGACTCTCACCGTTCGTTCTTCAGGAGGCAAACTAGCATGTGAGTTGATACGAATAGCACGACCAATGACCTGATCGTGTCTTGTTGGAGTCCAATGTGGTTCCATGATATGAACGTGTCGGACATTTAACAACGTGATACCTTCTGCACCTGAAGACGATGCCATCATTATACACAATTTTCTGGTCTTTCCTTGAAGACTTAGTTTTAAAGATGATGGAAAGTTATCTGCATAGGATTCATTGAAAATTTGACGAATATATTCACGCTGTTCCACATCCTCTTCACCGGTATAAAAC